TGTTTAAATGGTTATCACAGTTCCTAAGGTTTGGATAAGAGTTCCCAAATTTATCTCTAATTTCCAATGCGGCGAGGGAACGCCCTTTGCTGATGGAATGGAGTATGTTGACCTTCCTGAAAAACTTATTGCAGACATTGAGTCACCATTCATTGTAGAAGTAAGCGGAGACTCAATGGTGCCTCTTCTTGCCCCGGGAGATGTGATTATAGGCGACTTTAAACGGAAACCCATTAACGGATGTATAGTGATTTGTTATCTCAATGGCAACTATCTTATCAAACGTTTGCAAGTTCTTGATGGGCAAGTATCTCTATTGTCTGCAAACAAAAACTATCCAATTATAAATATAACTTCATTCGATAATTTCCGTATAATCGGTGTGGCTGTCAGAATGTGTCGTAATCTTACTGACCATTCATTTAATTACTATCGGGAGTTGGGGGTGTTTGATGATAAGTATATGGAAACAAAGGTGGTTAATTGATATGAAAGCAAAAATATTTCTAATGCCTTTGTTTTTCATAACCCTATTAGGGTTAGCGCAAGCTCAGACAAAAAATCCAGTTTACGACGACTCTTGTTGGGTTACTATAACCCGGGTTATTGATGGAGATACTTATGAGTTTTATTATGATTCGCAGCGATATAAGATACGGTTGGTAGGAATTGATTGTTTTGAAATTCATAGGAATAACCGATTGCAAAAGCAAGCTGATGGGGCAGGGATTGACATTGATAAAGCATATGATTTAGGTTGGCAGGCTTTGAGATTTGTAAGAGATAAGATTGAAAACAAGAAGGTTTTACTGTTCAAGGATTATACCCAGAACAATTTTGATGTTTATGGCAGGCTGTTGCGGAAGGTTTGGGTCGATGGATATTATTTGGCTGATTCGTTGGAAACATTATGTGCTAAGATTATAAATAGAAAAAGATATTATAAAAAGTAAGTTATTCTAATAATTTAATGGGAGGTCCAAATGAAAAGAGTTTTACTTTTCTCGTTTATTATTTTGTCTTTGTTTGGTTGTTCTTATCCTTATTATTATAAGTATACTTTTAGGATGGAACGCCCTGATGTTTCCAAAGATCTTACATATTCGGATGATAACATTGAAATTACTTATGCGTTGGATGACAAGCTTATCAATTTCACCATTAAAAACAAAACAGGAACGCCGTTGAAAATCAACTGGGATGATTTAGCATACATTGATCCGTTCGGATATGCTAAAAGGGTTGTTCATTCCTCGGTTAAAATTGTAAATCGCTTTGAACCACAAGCCACTACCGTAATACCTGCATTTGCAAAATACAAAGACTTCATTCTTCCTGCTGAAAATATATATTTTGGTGAATATTTAAAAGATTGGATTGTTCTTACTTTGTTTCCAGGAGAGGACAAACGGATTTATTATAATAAAACCTTTGGAGTTTACTTCCCTATTTTAAAAGGGAAAGATCTGTTAGAATATTACTTTGTTTTTTCGATTCAGAATATTGAAAAAGTATATTATTACACAAATCCAATGTCTAATTTAAAACCTTAAGAAGATAAGGGGAAAATTTATATAATAAAAATCAATTTGTCGGACAATTAGCTTATTAGAGGTGCCACGATACTCAAAACCCCGGGAAGACAGATGGGTTCATCCAACCTATAAGAAGGCTTATTGTTATCGGTATAGGAATGGCTTGGTTTACACCAGTGTCAATTCCGTTCGCAAAGCTACTGGGTTGGTATGGACCCCAAAGAATAAAAAGCTGGCAATGGAGATCTTGGACCAAAGAATTAGAGAAGAGGTTATTAAAGTAAAAGCTCCTTCGAACAAGTATATTTCAGATTTAATTAAACAATTTCATAAAGATAAAATAATGCATCTAAGCCGCTCTTCAATTTTGAGATACAAACGGATTTATAGGTATTTCCTCTATGAGGACCTTCTGCTTGATGATGTTCAACTAATTAGAATGAACATATTAAAAGCCATTGAGAAACTTCATTTATCACCAAGTACTTTAAAAAAACTTCTCTCCGATTTGAAAGGAATTTTTAAATATGCGATTGAATTGGAATGGATGGATAAAAATCCAGTCGTTAGTTCAATGTTGCCGGTAGTAAAGAAAAAGGAAATTAAAATTGTAACCGCTGAACATATTGAGGCATATAAAAAGTTTTTCGAAGAGGATGGGCAAGTTCATATCGGTTTAATTATTGAATTTGATTTTTTAACTGGTCTTCGCATCCAGGAGTTAATTGATTTGCAGTGGGAGGATGTTACCCCTCGTTATTTTATTGTTAAAGGTAAAGGGTCGAGGGATAGAATTTTCCCTTTGTCACCATTCCCGAGGGTTGCGGAAATTCTTGATGAATTAAAGCGAATGGGTTTTTATAAACCTGTTCCTGTTAAGTATCAACCAACTTTAGCAAAGAAATTGCGACGAGCAAACAGAATTTTGAATAATAAGTATCCTGATTTAAAATTTGATGGTGTAACTTTCCACGTCATACGAAAAGGCGCTATCAACAACTGGCGTCGTCTGGGTATTGATACCGAGGTTAGGAACATCTTGGCAGGACATACAAGTGCAATTGAACGGCAACATTATCTTTCTGTACCTGACATTGAATTATTAGAAAGTCGAATAGGGAACATAACAAAAATTTAAAATGAAACTATGCAAAATGTAAGCAAAATAAGAACCCCAAAAAACAAAAATTTGAATTGAAATGACATTGTAAGTATTTGTAAATCAAGAAGTGTAAAGTATTGTTGTGCTCCTTGGGGGACTTAATTTGTTGCTTTATTTTCAAAGACTTACGTTGTTACTTTTGGAAATTATGCAAAATGTAAGCAATAGTTTGAAAAATTTTGTCTTTTTGCCCAAAAAATTCTTACTCAATTTCATAAAAATTTTCGATTATAATATATAATTCGTTTGAGTCTAATTTAAGACCTACATATTGAATCAAATCACCTGAGTTTAGCCTCTCAATTTGTCCAACCTGCCCCTGTGAGCGCAGAAAGATGATACTGCCTATTGGAATATTGGGGTCGAGCTCAATATTTATTTTGCCTCGAACTCTTATTGAAATTTCTTGGTCAGCAATGCCCCCAATCAGGGCAAATCCAAAAGCGGGTTTTTGATTGAGAGCATCGGCTTTATAAATCTTATTATCGTCACCCAGGAAGACGGCATCGCCCTGTTCTATGGTTTCTCCGCATATTCCCTGAATCACATCTTCGACGCCTTTAACACTGGCAAAAACAGCTCTTCCGCCTGCTTGTCGCCACCGGAGATGGGGCACTAGCATTCTTTCTGTTATTTTGTTTGCAGCAATGGATTCTTTTGTAGGCATTTTTCGTCAAACATTTATTGACAAAAGTTCAAAAGTAACAGTTTCATCTTTAAAATCAACCTTACTGCTTATAACTGACCAATATTGGAAAGGAATTGTAATAAAATTATTAAGATCATTTAGGTTCAACTTTATATTGGTCCAAGGTATTAACCACGGAATTTTGGAGTTGAAATACCAAAGATTTCCGGGTGAAAAACTTGTAACGTGGTCAATGGGTACGGTTAAATCGCTAATATAGGTTTGATTTGGATTTGTGAATATTGTATTTAATATTTTAGTTATCCAAAAAGGCATTCCTGTTTCAACTTGTGAGGCAGCAATGATATAATTTATCCCGTTTTCAAAATCCTGTTGATTAAAATTAAAGGGTTGAAATTCACAACCCGGAAGAGCTGAAGACATAAGATTTGATTTTATTGGGAAATTGCAATATTCGTGAATTCTAATAAATCGTTCTTTTTCCGGTCCGCCCGGATAAAGACTGAGGGTTTCGGAATAGTAAAAATTGTGATAATGAGGGAAGAAACTTACTGCTTGAATTCCATTGGAGGGTTTGAATATTTCGTAATCTACACAAGCAGGTATATTATTAAAAACCATTGGTATAGTGATTTCTTCTTCATTATATGTTCCTTCAATTGTTAATTCAAATTTTTCAATATCAGAGAACTTATCGTCTGAATAGTATTCAAAGTTTGAAGCAGTAATTGTTTTAGGAATCCTACTAAATAATTCAATTTCTATGTTTATTATTGAGTCTTTTTTTATTTCAATGTAATTCTGTTCATCCCCAAGCATATAAGAAAAGAAAACGAAATTTTGAGTTATAAAACCTTTTGAGAGTTGCCATTCACAATAATCACGCAAAAAATCCCAGACACTGTTTTTATAAATATTAATCAAGCTTCTCTCATCATAGAGATCTAATAAACCCCCAATGAATTCATAAGATTCGGGATTATAATTGATTTTACGTCCAATTCTCTCTATATAATAAATGAATACTGGTTGGTTTCCTAGTGACCCATCGCCTGAATAGTGTTGTTTGTAAAAAGTGATATTAGGTAACTGAGGAATTCCAATTGTGGCAGATTGAGAACGCAGAACTTTTTTAGCAATTTTCGCTGCAACATTGTTTATTTGTTCTAAAAGGAAAGAGAAAGGTCGTAAAAAAAACCAATGTCGATAGTTCCATTGTGAGACCATTTTATACGAAGAACCATCTTTAATCAGTAGTTCGATAACGTCTTCAGTTTTAATGTACTTATCGTTTGTAAAATAATCCTTAAACTCGCTAATAAGTTTGATAGTTTTGAAATCAAAAGATTCTAATATTACTTTTTCCGCTGCTATGGCATCGAAAGAGCATTCGGTTGTTAAAATGTTATATTTAACTTTACTGTCAGCTCTATAAATCCCGCGGAAAATTGTTATTAAATCATTTGTTCCCGGGAATTGTATTTTTAGATTAACAATAGTTCCTAATTTAACTTTCACATTGATTGGGAAGGGGAATGGATCCCCGACATCAAGGGTCGTTGTGGTGATTGGATTAAAAATTGCTCTTTTAAGTTCATTGTATTGAGTATCTGCATTGGTGATTCTCTTAAAATCAATTGTCAACGAAAGGGTAGGCGCTTCGGGAAAACCTATGGGATATTTATCGTAAGCAAAATTGAATTCTAAGTTTTTAATAAATCCTTCGGGAAGTTGGATGATTGTTGGTGAGGTTAATTCAGAATCATCTGATGGTATTATCTCTAATTGATAATTCCATTTGGTTCTTATCCCTTGCCATTGATAAACATAGATTACATTGCTCATAGTTTTGGTCTTTCTTTCCTTGCTTGCAATGTGATTTCTTTGGTGCCATTTTCGTAATTATGTTCAGTTTCTATATTCACTGCCACTCTAATTGCCTTACCATCAGGATGTATCTTCCAATTATCAAAGGAATAAGTGCCTTTAAAAAGATAAATGTATTTTTTCAAAAGCAAATTACAAAGGGCTTCATATTTATCCATATCATCAGGAAAGACAAGAGGTAAAAGATGAATTTCAAATATTTGTTTTTGGGCTGGTGAATGAACAATGATGCCTCCAACCCTTTCTTCACCATCATTAAGATTTTCTCTTCCTGGTGACATTCCTGATATTCCTATTTTAAGCCAGTTAGCATCGGTCATTGGGTCTGTTGTTCCCAAAGTAGAGAGCGAAACCTCGCTATTTTGGTCTATTTCATAGTAATTATCCGTTCCAAATAGGGCAATTAACCAGCCGTCCATCGTTTATAATCTTTTAATCCTCCAATTCTTTTCAATGTTCACTTTTTTGATTATCTCTCGTGTATTGAAATCAACATCAACGCTGACTTGATTGTAAGTTTTAGATACATAGCCTGAATTCCTGATTGCATTTTTCAGTTCCTCAATACCTTTGTTTAGATTTTCACCAAGTTGCTGGATTTTTCTGCTTGCTTCCAAATTATCATACACCAATTTTTGGAAGATTAATTCTTTCTGCTTCTCTGTGATTTCCTTTTCCTGTGTGATTAATTTGGTTGTTAACGATTTCAATACATCAGGTTTCTTTGTAATATAGAACTCAATTGCCGGTCTGCCTGTTTGATTAAGCCATTGAAGAAGTTCTTTATTCTCGCCTGTCTTGGTTGCTTTCGCCGTGACAATTGATTCACCCTTAGAAACCCTTGCAATGATGCTATCAGATGTTTCTGTTCCAGGACCCTGTATATCAACAGCACCTTTATAAGCACTAATAGCCGACTTTGCGGCTTCCAACAAAGACATAATCAATCCAATGGCAACTCCCGCAGCGGCAGGGCCTGCAAAAGGACCCAAAGTGGCAAAATATTTAGCATATATCTCGGGTATATTTGCCATTATAGATTTTTCGGCGATATCAAGAACATTTTTCAACAAGCCTTTTTTGAATGCTTCCATTAAGCTTGCCCCGGAGGCGAGCATAGCAACGAAAGAGCTAATTGACATCGCCGTTGCCTCTTCCGCATATTTTTGCAGGTCGTCAAGATTTTGTTTCCGTAGTTCGACCAATCCTTTTTCGGCTTCTTCTCTTTCTTTGGCATCTTTAAAGAGATTTTTCTGAAGTTTGTCTTCAAGGATACTAATTTTTGAGTAGTTACTTTTTATTTTATCCAGTGTTTGGTCTGCGGCCAGCCCCCATTGCTTTGCCATTTGCGTGAAGCCTTGGGTAAGTCCATATTTTAATCTTAAAGAAAACTCAGCTTCTTCTTGTCCATTTTTCATTAGTAGTTCGTGCCGTTTGCGTTCCAGCTCGTTGACCTTCTTGTAATAATCCGTGGTTGAAATTTCTCTATTATGGAGAGATTTAATTAATTGCTTCTCCTCTTCTTTGAATTTATTTAGTTCATCGCCTGTTTTTGTATTTTTTATAGCTTGCAATTGAGAGCGAAGTTCTTCTAATCTCTCAGTTAGCGGGTCCAGACTTGTTTCAAACAGCGCTTGAGAAAATCCTTGAAGAGACAAGAACAAAGCATCTTGGAATTCTTTGGTAAAAGTTTTTTGCTTGGCTAGGTAACTTTGGTTTGCAGCTTCAATCGCATCGAGGTATTTCAAATAAGCTTGCAATTTCTTTTTGTTATTATCTTTGGCATATAACAAATCCTGTTCATAAATTTCCTTTGCTTTGGCAATGGCAACTTCTCTTTCCTTCTCGGCTTCATCAATGATTGAATTTATCCGTTCGTTCTCTAATTGCTTATTTAAATTTTGAGTTTCGAGTAGAATATTTTGATTGAGTTTTTGAATGGCTGCTATGGTTTCATTGTATTTAACCAAGGTTTCAGGAGTTGCGGTAGCAAAATTAAAAGAGGCGGCTTGCAGTTGCAATGCTTGTAATTCCTCTCTCATTTTGGCAATTTTGGCCTTGGTGAGTTCGGATTCGGTTACAAGACCTAATTTTACTTTTACTTCAATATCAGATAATTTCATGTCCGCCATGATCTTAGCAATCTCTTCTCGAGCTTTCTTTATTTCCTCCTGTAACTTGGCTTTGTCTTGTTTGATTTTAAGTTCAATTCTTATTTTGCTGTTTTCATTCGATTCAATCTCGTTTTTGAGCCTTGTAAATTCTTCATATATTTTCTGTGCTTGGTCAGATTTAATTTTCCCTGCGAAAGAAATTTGTCCAGTTTCGGATACCTTTATTTTGTATTTTTCCACCAAAGAAAGAAGTTCGTTATAAGCTTCTTGATTTCTCTTTTGCTTTTCATTAATAATCAACAGTTCTTCTTCTGCAGTCTTTTCTGTTCGACCTGCAAGCAGAGCTTGTCTTTCAATTTGTTTTTCAAAAGCGGTTATCTCGTTCTCATTGGCTTTTTTCTTTAACTCATAAAGCTCTAAATATTTATCTATTTGGTTTTTAACTTCGCCCGTGGTCTTCTTTTCCTTTTCGGCCGTTTCGTCAGCAACAATATTTTGTATTAGTTTTTGTCTTGTTGCCTCTTTCGCAGCGTCGTTTAATTCCTGTTGTAGTTGAGCACCCTCTTTTTGCTTTTGAGTGCCTTCGGCTATTCTTTTATTATACTCTTCTTGATTTATTCTACCAGCTTTTAAATCAGCAATAGCTTTTATGATTATATCTCGTCCCTCTTTCTGTTTCTGTTGAGCAAGCGAGACTGCATCCGCCAAACCAAGAGCTTCGATTTTGGAGGCTTCTAATTCCTTTGTAACTTTCTTTTGAGCTTCATAAATCTGCTCAACGGTTGAACCTGACTCCTTATACTTCCCTGCTATTTTTTGGATTAATTCAGGAGTTACTTTGCCCTGCTTATTGGCTTCTTCAAGTTCCTTTGCAATCGCCATCTTTTTGGCTTCTTCGGTAGATATTCCCAGTGCTTTTGCAACCTTTTGCAATGCCTCTTCAGTAAGATTGCCAGCCATTGCACCGGCAAGGAAGTTTTGAACCAATGCATCCTTGTTTTGGTTTATTGTATCTGATAGTTTATTATACTCTGCAATAAGTTTTTGAACTTCTTCTGGGTCAGTTGTCTGATTTATTTGATTTTTTAATTCATTCAATCTTTGCTTTTGGTTTTCAATCACATTGGCTTGACTACCAAGAGCATTAGTAAATACTTTGGCAGCAGTAGCCGAATCTGCAAATAGAGATGAGGTTTTTGCAAATTCCTTTGCTTTGGATATGTTTACATCCCAGACAGTCTGCAATCGTCCAGTCTCGTCAACGATGGTTTTCATTGCCCCTTTTGCCTGCGGGACTATATCGGTTATTGCTTTTGCTGTTTCGATTGATTTTGTTTGCAATTCTTGGAGTCGTTTTTTCTCATCGTCGGAAAGGCCTACGGTAGCAGATTTTTGGGATAAAGAAGCAATTTCATTTTGGATTCCTTCATAACTTTGAATTAGATTTTGTAAAGTAGCTTGCTTATCAATTTGAATTTGGATTTGTGTTTGTGATTCTATACTTTCCTTAATTTTTTTGCCAGCCAACTCGAAATTAGCAGACTCTAACACCTCGGTCATTTTCGATGTAAACGCCTTTCCAGCATCTTCTCCCGCTTTCCCAAGTCCGTCAATAAAGCCTTTAAAATCTCCCGATAGAAGTTTCCCAATTGCCGAACCGAAACCACTGATAAAGGAATCAATTGCCGATGTTACCGATTTCACAACCGAGAGAACCCCGTTCAATACATTCATAACAGTAGTAAAGGCTTCGGACAATCCGTTCATTATTTTTGATAAGAAGGTACCACGTTCTCCTAATGAAGTTGCACCACCTATTAACTCTCCGATTGCTTTACCAATGGCACTAATTGTTGTCCACCACATTCTAAATGGGGTGATAAGAATGTTAAAAATGGTTTTGCCTATCTCAAATATTATCTCAAACAGCTTTTTGATTATTTCCCAAGCATAAGTAGCCCCTTTGACGATAACTGCCCAAAGACTATCAAAGAAATTCCGCACTGCTTGAACATTCTTATACAGCAATATCATCCCCCCAACCAACGCACCAATGCCAACAACGACCCAGCCAATAGGCGAAGCAATGAAAGCTGCATTAAGTGCGGTTTGAGCTGCTGTAAGAATAGTTGTAGCACCAGTTAAAGCCATTTTGGCCGCAGTATTTGCCATTGTCACGGCAGATTCTTTGAGGGTGGCCACTGTTAGTGCTTCTTTTTGGAACACCAAAGCTCCGGTAGCAGCGTTTTCTGCCACTAATGCTGGTATGACTTTTTGCAAAAGACTTAATCCAAATTGAGTGGCACTTGTTGCCAGCCCTGTGAAGACTTTGATTCCTTGCAAAACAAGTAATCCAGTCACCACGCCAGCAACTGCTACGCCTAACCCCATAAGAACAGGTTGCAAAGGTTTAATAGCATTAATTAAACTTCCAAAAGCTGACGCGCCAGATTGGAGAACAGGAAGAATGTTGTTTGTAAAAGAAGTAATAAAAGGTGCAATTGCTTCGACAATCACTTTCCCCAGACTTGATTTTAATCGGGACAATGCGTTTTCTAATCTTATTGACGCACCAATGGGTCCATCAGCATTTTCTTCGATTTGTTTCAGAGCAGGACCAAAAAATTGCAAGGCTTTTTGAGTTGCCTCGGCTGGGGATTTTACATCTTTCAATGCACTAGCCAATGCTGGGAATTGTTTTGTTAATCTCCCAAGTGCAAACTGAGCCTCAGGGTCAGTTACGCCCTTAGAAAACAAACGAATAGCCATTTCACCAGAGACAAGTCCGTTCGTAGTTTTTTCGACCGCAATTGCCAAAGTTGTCAAATCCTGATTTGCCTTACCCGTAGCCCCTCCAATGGCAGCCGCAACTTGACTAAACCTTCTTATCTCACTGGTAGGCATTGCGAATCTATTAGCTAGTTCGCTCGCATAGGCCATCGTTTCTTTTATGGTTCTGTTTAGCTCCTCTCCGCTTTTACCTGCTTGGGCAAAAGCAACCTTCATATTGTTTATTGATTCGATAGAGGATTTACCTTTGGAGAGTATATCCGAGAACCCACCAAAAAGCCCACTAACTCCTTTCAAAAGGGCGCCTCCGCCAAACACCCCCAGCATTGTGCTGAGCAAATCTTTGGTTCGGCTGTTCAGGCTTTCAAAGGCGTTGAGAAAAGATTGTTTTAACGAATTAGCAGCCTTGGTACCTTCATTACCCAGCTGTTTAGTTGTTTCTTTTGCATTTTCTGCGTTTTCGTTTACCTTTTGAAAAGATTGTGCAACACCTTCGGTTTGGGTTTTGACCGAGTTTAATGCTGAATTGAATTTGGTTTCATCTATTGGTTTTAAGTTAAGGTTTTTACCAAGTTCTCCAAGAGAATCTCTAATCCCGTTAAGGATTGAATTGAATGCCTGAACATTAAAAACAGGATTAAGTGTAAATGATACTTGGAAACCTTCCATTACCAATCCAAAGCTTTTTGTATCATCAATATTTCAAAAACTTCAACCAACGATGCTGTCTCGTATAACCTTTTCATTTCAGAATAAATACCTTTCGCAGCGATATAACATAAAGTTTTATATTGATATTCAATCTCCTCATCAAACTCATAGCCTTCTGCAATGTTTGGTATCAAATTCCATAAATTCCATCGTGCATTCTTTCGTTTCTCATAGAACTTGCGTTCTTCGTCAGAATAATTCTTTTCAACATTGAACGCTGGAACATCTAACAACCACTTAATTTTCTCGTTCTCAGAGCGAATTAGTTCGGCGAAAGTAGCGGTTGATTTCCACCACCTTTCCAATATTTACATTTTTCCAAAAGTGCGAATCCTCCTTGCTCTGTATTAGTTTCTTCTCTTCTTCTGACAAGCCTGAGATGTCCACAATTAGTTTGAAAAGTTTGATGTTCCATTCATCATTATACGCCCAGTTCTTAATAAGCACAGCTTCCCGTTCCTTTATCTCTTCTTCTGATGTGTCTTTTATTAATTCCAATAAGAATTTTGTTTTTTCTAGCTCGATTTCATCGGGGGAGATGGCAGGGTTGGTTTTCAAAATCTCGTTGATTTTCACATTAATTTTCTCTTGAATCTCATTTTCTTTTTTTAATGCTTCTTGACTTAAAATTTCCTGTTCATATTTTTTGAACGCCAATTGCGAAGCTGTATCGTGCTGAATTATCTTGACTCGAAGGGCAGGAGTCAAGAATTTAAGACGGATAGGGATGGTTTTTACACCATCCCCATCGTAATATTCTAATTCAAAGGTCTCACCCATCTTCCTCTCCTAATTATGTTTTCTTTGCAACAAATTTCCTTACGAACCCTGCATTCTTTGGTATCTTGGGGATTTTTGCTGCCACATCGGTTGCATCCACGAGCCCGCCAGTCCCAGAGTGGAACAATGCAGCGTCAATTTCTAAATCGAACTCGGCTTTCGTTCCTGTGAATTCAAACGAAGGTTTTGAGTAATCATCGGCTTTCTGGCTCCAAGATCCAGACGTTCTGCTAACATTACCTAGCGCTACAAGGACTTTGATTTTCGTTCCATCGGCAGAGTATGCTCCGTAAGAGATTGCTAATACCAATGAATCATTGGCACCACCTGAACCTAATTTTTTCACTCCGTTTTCCAACAGAACATCGGGAAGTTTGCTTCCACCTGCTACTGCTGGCGGATTGACTGCGTCGAGGAAATCGTATAATTCAGGGTCGTCTTGATAGTTTTCGAACGTTATCTTGACTGTTCCATCTTCCTGGAACGCTGGTTTTGTGTCCACTAATTCGACGAGAGAAAATGCCTTATCGGCGCGAGCGGTTGCAGCGGTTGTTCCCGTAAGCCCTTTAAGAATCACATAGTCGTCGCCGGCTGTGTTCTTTGCAACTCTGTAGAAATCTGTTAGTGATTGGCCGCCTGATATCATTTTACGCCTCCTTTATTGGTGAAACATATGATGGATTAAATATAGAATTCATTGTCAACCTCCTTTTCTAATAATTGTAGATGAATATATCCATAATCGATATGCTTATACGTCCCATTTGGCAATGTAAATCTAAGGTAAATCGTATCATCTCTGCCTGCGGAACGAATTATTCCCCCTCCGTTCATACTTCTTTCAAAAATTCCACCTTGGTCTCCATAATAAATAGTTATCGGATTATCGAGAGAAGAAAAAATTTCAAGCATTCTTGATGTAAGAACTGGAACTTCGTTGAATTGAGCATCTAATTCTCTAACTTTAGCAAAAACATCGAACTGATAAGCGCCAGGGTAAGGAAGGCTAAATGTTTTATTTATAATAGTCTGGGTGGTTTCAACTGGATAAAACCAGATTCGTACGGAAAAGGTTGCTCTTTCGTATGAATATAACTGCCATTTTCCAACATTGGCATCGAAAATGAATTCTGCTTTCTTAACTCTCCAAATCGTATTGGCTGTGCCAGTCAAAATTGGGAATGCTATTTCATTGAGGAAGGTTGGAACGCTTACATCGTTGCCAATGTTGAACCAAGTCTCATCTTTAGCTGTTACAATTACTCTCATTCCATTCCAAAGAGCAGTATCCCCGGCAGGTTGATTGAACCTGCCAATCCAATTTATGGTGCCAATAGTACCTTTTTTATCATTTCTGCCAATGGTTCGAACATAATCTCGCCAATAAACTGCATCGATATTATTATCACATAATGAATAATCTGCGTCTGTTTCGTAAGTAGCCCCAGCCCCAACAAGTTCCGTTAGGGTGTAGATGGGTTTCCTTCCAACTGATATCCAAACATTGCCGTCCCACCAGAACAAAACACCTTTGTAAATTACCAATCTGCCCCTTTGGGCAGTTCCCAATCCGGTCGGTAGGCTACTTACCGTTTCTATTGAAAATTGCTTTGCTTTGCTATGTAAAAAATCCATAATCTTTCTTATCCAACAACTACACATCTGTACTCACCACTCGCTGGTGCTGTTGCAAAAATTAATTTGATTGAATTTGCATCCACAATTTGTATATCTGGCATAACCATATCTTTGGGAGAGGCAACTCGCCAGACCGAAACCTGTACATCGGTTGTCCCAAGATTGTGTGTGACAGTAATCTGTGTTGCAGCTCCGTTTCCTACACTTGTTGCATATTTCCCAATACATCCCAAATTCGCTCTTGCTTGCGCGGCGGTTGTAGCACCAGTCCCACCGTTGGCAATAGGCAAAGTGCCTGTAACTTTTGTAGTTAAGTCAACAGCACCATTCGCAATTTTTGCCCCGGTTATTCCGCCATCTTTGACCCTAAGTATGTCTGAATTTATTTCAATGGTAAAATTGTCTACATTCACATCGAGGGTATTTCCTGTCTTTGATAGACCGTTCCCAGCGTTTATCTGCCCAGCCCCAGAGAACTGCACCCAAGTAACAGCAGTTGTCCCAAGCGTGCCTCCGGGGTCAACGGTACACAACCAACCTGTATCGCCATTTTGCGTTCCACTTTGAACCCAAACATAAGCCGAAACCAATTCTGCCCAAGTATCAGCATCTGTTGCTCTTGACCAAGCCCCGCTTGCAACAACGTATATTCCGTTCTGGCTTGTTGTGGTTTGGTCTTTGACTAAAACTCTGTCTCCAACAGCAAGGGCCACACCATCAATTGTTTGTGTTCCCGACAAAGTGATATTGGCCGTTGTTGCTGCCCTTACACTTGCTTTTGCACTTATTCCCTGAACTGCGTTGTCAACATAATTTTTGGTTGCAGCGTCTTGCGGCGAAACTGGGTCTGCCAAATTGGTTATCTTTTTGGAATTTAGTGAAACATCGGCTGTTGGTGCGGGAATTTGGTTTAATGGGGTATTCCCGGGCATTGCTTTCGTCCCATCGTTAAGCCCGAGATCTACATAAACACCATTGGTATCTTCTCCTAATGAGCCTTGACTACCAGACGTTAAACCGCTTGTCTTTCGCCTTAATGCTGAGGATATTGTATTGGCCGCATCGTTATATGTGTGAGAAATGGAGTTCGTGTTGGTTAGTGCAGCCCCAATGGCATCCTGAGCCGCCTCAGTAAAATCTGTTATACTGCTGGATAAATGAGTATGATTTCCCGGTGCAGCTTGATTGGCTCCTGTCCCTAAAACCACGAACATTCCATTTGCGTCGTAAGAAATTAAACCTTCATTCGTTCCAGGCGAACTCTTTAATCTTGCATCTGCTTTGATTTGATTGTTTGCATCATCATATTGTAAATTAATTGTATTGGTAGAGACAAGAGCAGCTCCAATTATATCTTGTATAACCTCGGTATCATTAATATCCACCCATTGTGCTCCATCGTAATATCTGATTCGGTTCGTTGTTGTATTGAAATAAATTTGTCCAGCAACAGGACTTGAAGGGTCTGTGGCAAGGTTTTGAATACGAGCATTCTGAAGCTCGTTTTTTATTAAATCAATGTTTGTTAAAAACTTCATACTTCCCTCAATTTAAATATGCTCTTCCACCGAAACTACCTGTGAAAGATACAGTCAAATTGTTTGTATCAATATATTCTATATCTCCAATTTGAACATTTCCTGCACTATCCACAATCGTAACTGATGGATATTTCCCAAGATTATGCTGAATAGCCCAAGTCGATGCTGGAACGATTTGTTCGTGAATATAACGGGCATCGGCAATACCGCTTTCTAACTCATCTAATTTGACTTTGCCTAAGTATTCTTTTCCATCAGTAGGGTCAAATTTTTGAATGAGTTTCATTTTCCCTTCCCCAATACATATCCAACAAGGAAAGAACCAATAGCAATCGATGGCTTTACATACCAAGGCTCGGGCTTGTTGTATTGGATAAGTTGCGGAATATATTGAACTAATGTTATTGTATCGGGCTGAACAAATATTTTTTCTATCTCGAAAACATTCTGGGGATAAGAATAAGAAATCGCAATCTCTGTCTTTTTCAATGTTGTATCCAAACGGGAAATGAATTCAGGTTTTAAATATGCTGTATCAGAAACCCAAAGAGTATCTATTTTGTAACGAATGATTTTCCCATAAGAAATAAGCTTGATTGTGTCACGAACGATTATGGTATCTTTTACAAAAAGTTTCTTTTCAATCACAGGTGGATTTTTATAATACCATAAAATCCAGCCAATGGCTCCAAGCAAAAACAAGACTATGTATGAAAGGAATTTATTCATAACGATTAAAACCCACCAAACCTACAATTGCCATTTGTTGCAATGGGTGATAAATATTCCTCTTTTTATAGAAAACTCCTGCCTCGTTCCCATTATTTGTATTGAATGCTACGGTTTTCACCCAGCCATAACCAAAAACCTCAACGATTCTCTCAATGTGACCAAAGATTGTTCTGCCTCTCCGCCAAACTATCAAATCGTGAATAAATGGTTTGTATTCAACTTTTTCTCCTTTCTTCTTTGCATCATTGAAAATCTCATTTGCCAGTCCAGTTTTCTTGATTGGAATCGCATTCTCATCAAGATTTAATTTTTGCACAGCCATTTTAAAACAATAATATTGTCCCGCGGCGCAGTAGGGTGCCCCCGGTGGTATACCCACAGTCTTCTGGTATTCATAAATCTTTTTCCCTCGATTTTCACCTTCTTCTTTTACCCCTACTTGCGCCACGAGGATTTTATATGACTCCCGCAAAACCGATTCCTTCGCTGGAACATTATATTTCTGGGGTGTAGACCCAGAAAGAAGGAAAAACAATATGATTAATAAAATTATTCTCATTTTACGGCTTAATAAACATCACAAAGTAAACTCCGAAAATGCATAACCCGAAAAGGAGATGAACTCCAATAAATATATGTCCTAAAACTCTCGTCTCCCCAGCTTTGACAAAATTGATTTTTGTAAAAACCCACTGCGCAAATCCTGACATAAAAATGGCAAAACATTCCAACACGCCTAAAAGCAGCAATGTCCGTATTTCTGGCAATGAAGGGGAAAGGAAATAAAGGAACAAGGTTCCAACTATAATTAGAACTAAGTGTCGCTTGATAAAATCCCAAGATTCGTTTTTGAGCCACATCCAAATTGATTGATTATTCAACATTTTTCCTCCTTGATGATTTTTCACCTTTGGTAAAACCTATAAATTCGTGAATAGTCTTTGTGAATTTCTCGAGGTCAGAGATTCTTTGAACTAATTCTGTTACCTTCGCATTTAAAGCTTCAACACTTACCATTAATTTTTCGAGCGAGGCTCGTAGCTTTTCCATATCAATTGCCTTTTCGCTCTCTACTTTTTGTATGCTCATTTTAATCCTTTCTAACTCTTCATCATACGAAATCTCAAATTCTTTGAACTTCGTAATCCATTCTTTTTCTTTCTCAAATTCCTTATCTTTTTGATTGGTTATCACTTGGATTAATTCCTGATGCCGCTTTTGGTGCTCAAACTTCAAAAGCAAAACAACTGAAATTATCGTTGCAATGCTCGAAAGGATTGTAAACCAAGTTGTAAATGCCTCCATCTTTTTCCCTTTCGTTATAATGCCAAAATCACTGGTTCCACTAATATTTGTTTGCTTGTTTCAAAATACAATTGTCTCCAATACACAGAATTTGCATCCACATTGATTTTGGAAATCGATATTGGGCGCAATCCCGAATAATCCCCGATTTTCAGATGAATCAACTTGTTTGAAACTTTTTCTACTAACAAATCAAGGTCAGGAGCATCAACCATTGTTCGCAACCCAACGCTAATCACTATCCGAATGTTCTGAATGAATTTATGAGGAAGCGTATCCCCAGGCTCAAGCTTTAAGCTTTTATCAACATATGATGGAACCGAGTCAATCCAAACCAAGACGATACCACTATAATTCAGTAGATCATAGGATTGGGGAGCCCATAGGGCTTGCGGACTTCCTTTCACCGCAACCTCTGTGATTTCCTCGGAAAGATATTGTACTAGTCGGTTCAGATATTCCAGCATTTTAATAATCTCTCAATTCATCACCAAAACTTCTTATCGTTTGACTTACTCGATAAAACAATGGTTTGCTATTTGTGTTTCCTGATTTAAGCTTGATGATGCCCTTCTGAATTTTGTCAAGGTTATCCATTGCCTCCTTACGCCTTGCTTGGATTGAATCGGAATAATCCAAACCTAAACGGCGAAAGTAAAGCTCGGTGACAACCAATGCGACACAAATCTTTTTTAATAGAGCGAGATCGTCGGTATCGGTAATTGGCATTGGATAGCGTTCAAAAATATAGGAATCAATATAGGTGCTTGCTTCGTCAATTTTCTTATTGACCAGGGTTTCGTTGATTGCAACGGGCGGATCTCGGTCATCTGTTAGCTCAAGAACCGCCCGATTCCCAATATCGTCTATTATGTCGTTTAGAGTGCAATATCTCATAGCAATTTCACTCTAATAATATCCCCGTCGGCAGCAGAACTATCAAGTGCATATCCTAGGAGTGTCCCTTCTGTTGTCTTTGCTACCGCTTTGCCATTAGCATCGCTTTGCACCCCTGCCCCTTTGTTTATAGCGCCACCAGCTTCAACAAGCACCACGCCATAAGTAATAACAGGGGCCATTTCGCCCGTGCTAGCAGTGGCATCAAGAACCCCTAGTGCGGACGCCCCATTCCCGGCATATGTCCCACTGAAACCAACGAACCTTTTTGTATACAACAAATCACTTTCAGCTTTAACTGAAATCCGTTGAAGTATTTGCTGAGTTTTCATTCTTTTGTTTGCGTTTTGGGTTGGCATTATTATCCTCCTTTATTTTTTCAATTATTTCAACTAAATTTTTAACCAAATCAAACGACTCTTCATCAATTTCGAGAATCTGCCCCGTCTCATATCGAGCTCCTTTATATCGCAATGGAACCAAAGCTCGTGCTTTCATATCAACCTCTTACAAAACATCCTTAATCAGGAATGCAGATTCAATTCCAACGATTTTAACATCGAAATTATCAGTTGTTCTAACTACTGTGATTTTTCCACCGTTCTCTTCCCAAGTATCTACGAAAGGAAAGCCTCGAACTCGCAAAGTGTAACCGAAACAGGGTTCATATGGTGTACTTGCCATTCCCGAAGGATTAGTAACATAGGCAAGAATGACATTATCAGCCCAAATATCAGAGAAGTTAATTCCGTCATCAGAGAAAACTGACTCGCCGACAAAAATATTGGGAATGCCAAATACGGCTTTGAGCAAATCAAGCGTGATAACACCCACTTGCGAGTATTTTATTCTTTCAATAATTTTCGGATGGTTTTTCAATGCATCATAGACACTAGCTCCCATCACCATTGTGTTGGGTCTTTTTCCAATGATGCTTCTCAAAGCACTTTTCTTCTCTTCGATAATTTTGATCGGGTCAGTATTGGGAAGATTGAACTTATCGGTAGTTATGATTTCTTTATTCGATGCTGGATAAAGATTATCGTCTTGAGCTAGCTCAGCACAAATCTTTTCGTGCTTCAATCGTATTGCTTCGGTCGTTGACTCCGTAGCTCGAGTTTTTAAATCCAAAGCGGATTCTTTAAGCTCTCGATAATCAATCGGATATTTCAAATCGTGTTCGGTTGTTTCATAGGTTATAGTCTCAATTCCCCAAGCCTGCATTTGATTGGAATCCGCACGAATTGCACGTTCAGTATCATAGACACGGAAACTCTCTTTCCCAAACTTGGGTATTCGCCCGCCTTCTTTGTCCACTGTGACAAACGGGAAAAGTTTATCTCCAATGAATTCGGCGTTAGAATAGCCCCTCGCTATCGTTGTTAAAACTGGGTCAACCAGTCTTAAATCTGCTAATTGTCCCATTATTGACCTCCTTTAGTTACAATTGACAAAGCTTCTTTGTAAGAAATCTCCTTCCCATTCTTTCTCATTTCTTCTTGATAACTCTTAACTTTCAAATGCAGCTCTAGCATTTTTTCGTCGACTGGCAAATCTGCGAACTCATTGCTTTTATACTCGTTACCCGTTGCTTTGGCTTGCTCTTTAAAAAGCCCAAATTCGGGATAACTTTCCAGCAATCGCTTCACCAACTCAACGCCCTGAACATCAGTGATTTTGTTTTTCTCGGCAAATTTGATTGCACCTTGCTTATGTGCCATCTCCAATAGCGAAATGACAGCATCTTCTTGAGCCGGCAGAAGTTTGCCCATTTGAATTAGTTTTTCGGTATAGGATTTGAAGTCTTTGAGTCGATTTTCCATTTCAAGCTGGGCGATACGGTTCTGCAATTTGATTATCTCGGGATTTTCGCTCATCTGAGAATTTTGCGATTGAGTGTTGTTCGCTTGATTGTTGTTCGTTTGATTGTTTGGCGGGGGAGTTGTTCCAGCGGACGCAGACTGGGATTGTAAGTATTTGCTCTTATTCTCATCAATATAGGCTGAGGTTTGAGCACTTACCTCCTCCCCAAAGGTTTCCGATAACCAACCCAAAAGGCCGGTTACGAATTGATTGAATGTGTTCTCATCCATAATGGTCTCCTGATATGTTTGTGGTTGATTTTGTCTTTGTAAAAGATCTAAAAGTTGTTGCTTAGTCAAACTCTCAATGGGCACATCCACATATTGTGAGTATGCCCATTTGAAAGGTGTAAGGTTGATGCCATAATTTTTTGCAGCCTTTAGCAGTCTGGCCACAATAATCTGCGCTTCGCTTTCCGAATAATGCTTTTGCACGGATGGGCGAGACCAAGTCGCAAGAGATGCTAAAATATATGGTTTTGTCAATGGAAAACGATAATGCACAGGGTCACCAAAATCATCATCTTGAAGCTCTTTGTAAACATCAGGCTTGGTGAATCTTAAACCATCTTTGATTTGTATTCCATACTTCTCTTTCCTTTTTTCCTGATGTATCTTTTCTGGGGAGACTTGAGCATTCTCTGTCCCTTGATTGAACTCCAAGTTTGGAAATTCAATCTCAATAGAGGGACCTTCGGCAAACACTGGATCTTCCAAGCCTTTTACAGCAGGTGGCACCGCCCCCAAAAAACCAATGTGTTTCAATAAGAGGTTTTCGTACAAAGCAATTGAGCGTTTTTTGTATAATCCCTTCTTGACCCAATCTACAAATTCTTTGGAAAGATCTTTCAACTTCGCCAAAAGAACATTTCCTCTGCGTTCAAGTTTTTCCACCCAACCATACGCAGGGGAATCTGTTACTGGGTGACCAATAACAACAGGTGCTTCGTGTTTCTCTTCGCTAGGTTGATTGTTGTAGGTTTCTACTATTTTGTCAAGATCCTGTTCAGTCCACTCCCGCGTGTTCCCTGATGAATCTGTGTGAACCCCGGTCTTAAAAACCTCAATCCACATTCACAGCCTCCTAAAAATTCGGGTGCAAAAATACAGGGATAGCAAATGCAGGTGGTAACAACATTAGTATACCACATTAGTATACTACATTGTGGTAGCACAAAAGTGAACCTAATGTTTCTACAAAAAAAGTTTTGAAATTCTTTGTTTTGCTTTTGGATTTTTGTGAATTTTTTGAAAAAGGAGTGAAATGAGTAAAGTTCGAGACCTCAAAAAGCAAATCAAACAAATTCCCGACTCGATATTACAAAGTTTACCAGAAGGGGAAAAACAAGTTTTCAAAAACTACAAATTTATACCTATTGACCTTCTGGTTCCAGCAGATTGGAATTACAAAGCCGATGACGAATTTATGTCAAAACAGCTACTAAACAATCTTAAACGAAACGGCCAGATTGTAACCTGCCAAGTCCGTCAACTCGAAACAGGTTTTTATGAGGTTGTTGATGGCAACCATCGATTACAGGCTCTTCGGCAGTTAGGGCAAGAATATGTCATTGTTTATGACCACGGGAAAATCCCTCTTTCACAAGCCCAACGAATTGCAATTGAAACCAATGAAACCAAATTTAATGCCGACCCTTTAAAACTAGGAACACTGCTAAAAGACCTCAAAGAAGATTTTCCAGAGGCTGATTTGTTTGAAACAATACCCTTCACTGAAGATGAATTCAATGAGTTATTATCAAACATTTCCGCAGAAACTGTGCTTGACGAAGATTTCGAAGACTCGCCTGATATTGAAGAACCCATAGCACCAAAAACCAAACGGGGAGATTTATATGAAATGAATAATCACCGACTTCTTTGCGGAGATTCTACGAACCCCGAAGACGTTGCAAAGCTAATGAATGGCGAAAAAGCACATCTATTATTTACCGACCCGCCTTACAATGTGAACTATGCAGAATTGAATAAAAGTCGGCGAAGTAATAAAGGGAAAGATTGGACAGAAGAGTATTGCTCAGATTGGCAAGATTCAATGTCCGAAGAAGAATATCAAAACTTTTTGATTTCATTCCTTGCAAATGCCAAAAACCATCTTATTGAACTTGCTCATTATTATGTCTGGCACGCTTTACGCTATTATCCCGCTCTTTGCAAAGCCTTTGAAACAAACGAAATTTCTTATGATACAATCCCAATTATTTGGGTGAAACAAGTTGCTCCGATTTCCTGGACCAACTATTGGAAATTGTACGAGCCTTGTCTTTTTGGTGGAAAAAACGCTGTAAATGGCACGGGTGAAAATTCCCGTTGGTTCGGGGGTAACCATGATGTAAACATTTGGCAAGAACCACGAGACCATAACGGTCATTATATTCATCCTACACAGAAACCTGTTTCACTTGCAAGTCGGGCATTGAAAAATAGTTCACAACCTAACGAAATTGTTTTGGATTTATTCTTGGGTTCAGGCTCAACTCTGATAGCCTGTGACCATATGAAAAGGAAATGCTATGGTATGGAACTGGAACCCAAATTTTGTGATATGATTGTCTTGCGATTCATCAAATACTGTGAAAATAATAATATCCCCTACGAAATAAAATTAAACGGGGAACTTATTGACAAGTCTTATTTCGATTATCCTGAAAATGTTGTAAAAATAAGAGATTGATATGAGTCAAAATAAGGAAGCACAGGAAAAACCAATCTGGGAACGCTTGCCAAGAGAACCCAGCTCGGCTTTCAGGGCTTTTACTATCTTTCGTGATATGGGACCACGGCGATCCAGAATTAAAGTTGCGGAACAACTTGGAAAAGGCTACGGCTGGATAAAAAATCTTGCGGTCAAATGGCGATGGGAGGAAAGGGTTCGAGCTTTTGAAGACTATCTCGACCAGATTAAAATCGAGGCAATGAAAAAAGAAATTGAAGAAATGGCTCGCCGCCATATTCAGCAATCAATGATCTTCCAACAAGTTCTCATCCGCCCCGCCGAGGCTCTAATAAAGAAAATCCGAAACGGAGAAGAGTCTTTTGAACGCCTACCTTTGGAAAAACTATTCGACAAATCCGTTGCAGCTGCACAGGTCTTTAACAAACTTGTTGACATTGAACGAAAATCTCGTGGTGAACCAAACGAAATAAGCAAACAAGACATAACCAGCGATGGTGAACCTATTAAAATTATTCTGCCGAAAATTTCTTTGAATCAAGATGATTTATCCAACGATAAGAACGATGATATATGATTTTAGCGACATCAACTTGTTTAATCCAGTTTATGTCCCTTTGCTATACGATAACAATCGATACAAAGTTCTCTACGGCGGTCGTGATAGCGGGAAATCTGATTTTGTGGCTCAAGCAATCATTATCGAACTTCTCAGAGATGAATTTTTCAGAGGAATTTTGGTGAGAAAATACTACGCTAACATCAAAGCAACACAATTTCAAACCATTGTCGATTATGTTCGATTATGGGAACTGTCCGATGTTTTCCATATCACCATAAATCCATTACAAATTGTTTGCAAACTCAATGGTAACCAGGTGCTTGCCAAAGGATTGGACCAACCAGATAATACTAAATCCATCAAAGACCCAACAACCATTTGGTATGAGGAAGCAGACCAAATATCTGAATCTGCATTTATTGAAACAAGCCTGACATTGCGCTCCTCTCGAACACAAAGGTTAACCGAATGGATAACATTCAACCCGAGACAAGAACAATCTTGGCTGAATTCCTTTTTCTTTCCACCAAAACATACCTATGAACGAGAAGATGGCAACTTTCATTGGGTTAAATCCACACGCCCCAACACAACCATTTTGCATACAACTTACAAAGACAATAGATTTTGCACGCAAGACCGTGCAGCCTTGCTTGAATCATTAAAATATCAGGATACGAATTTATACAAAGTCAATACCCTTGGACTTTGGGGCGGAGCTTTGAAAGGATTAATCTATCCCGATTGGACTGCTATTGACGAGTTTCCATACGAACGAGGCGACGAAGTATTCGGTCTTGATTATGGGTTTAATAACCCATCAGCGCTGGTTCATCTTTCATTTCACGAAGGTAAGTTGTATATTCGAGAATTATTATACGTTACTCATCACACTCATTCCCAACTGGTGAACCTAATAAATGCGGAATTTCGGCAATTGATTAGGAATAAACCTATCGTAGTTGATTCAGAAGAACCCGCATTGATTAGCGAACTTCGTAGGGCTGGGTTCAATGCGCTTCCAGCCGTGAAAGGTCCTAACTCGGTATATTCGGGAATTCTTTTGTGTAAAAGATTTGATTGGAACATAACAAAAGATTCAACGAATATCATAACAGAAATTCAGAGCTATATTTGGAAAGAAAACAAAGAAGGGAAACTGCTCGATGAGCCAGTCAAAATTGATGACCACGCAATGGACGCAATTCGATATGCAATTCAGACCTATGGTGGCAAACATTGGCTCAAAAAATCAAACATTGAAATAGTTAGAACAAGAACAAAAGAAGATAAATTTAAAGGATTTTAAAATGAAAGAAGATCTTTTCAAAATCATTGCAACTCAAAACAAGCAAATGCTCAATAAGTTTTTCGCAGCATTACCAAATCCAAATCTTACCATTGCAACCATTGGCGATAGGCAGGCAACCTTGGAAAACATTGCCAATGACCCGCATGTTGCAAGCTGCATCCAATCGAGGAAATCAGGCGTTCTTTCGCAAACTTGGGAAATCCAGCCAGCATCAGAGATTAATGATTTTATCAGCACAAGTGCTCAGCTTGTTTTTAATCGGCTGGACCTGTATAAAATCATTTCGGAAATGTTGAATGCACCTTTGTTTGGATTCCAGGTATTGGAAATCGTCTGGAAAATCGATTACATCTCAGGGGTTCGATTGATAGTTCCAGCAGTTGTTCAGGGAAAGCCACAAAAATGGTTCTCTTTTGACCCGCTTGGAATCCCGAGATTCAAGAATTTTGAAACAAAGAATGACGAGATTCTGCTTCCTTATAAGTTTATTGTTCTGCAATATCAAGCTACATACGAAAACCCCTATGGCGAAGCCATTCTTTCTAAATGTTTATGGCCAGTGGTTTTCAAAAAAGCAATTGTAACATTTTGGGCAAAGTTCGCTGAGAAATTCGGAATGCCACATTTCGTTGGCAAAACAGATTCGGTCGCTACCACTGAGGATTATGACAAATTCCTCGAAATCCTTGACAATCTCATCCAGGATGGTTCGGCTGTAATCTCCAATACTGAAACAATTGAAATATTAAACGCAAATACTGTGAGCTCGGCTCAAATCTACAAAGAGTTCATTGATTTTTGCAATGCAGAAATTTCAAAAGCAATTCTCTCACAAACTCTGACAACGGAACTTGGCAATGTTGGAAGTTACGCTGCATCAAAGGTTCATTTCGTTGTTAGAGAAGAAATTGTCAAATCCGATAGAATGCTTATTGAAAAAGGCTTAAATCAAATAATAAAATGGTTTGTAGATCTTAATTTCGGCAAACAAACCGAATATCCAAAACTCATTATTTTCAAAGAAGAAGATGTTGATAAACCACTAGCTGAAACGATTAAAACACTCAAAGATGCAGGCATACAGGTTCTGGAACCTTTCATTGTTAGAAGATTGGGGCTCCAAAAGAACGAGTTCAAAATCCTCGATAGTTCTTCGCAAGGAAACGCTAATTCACCAAACCAACTATTCGCAGAAAATGATATTCCCAAAGACCAACAAGTAATTGATTCGGAAGTTGAAAGTTCTGTATCAGACCAAACGGGTCTCGATGTTATCATAAACAAGGTTAAAGATTTTTTAGAGAAACAAGATGATTTCGATTCCGCAATTAAAAAAATATTCGATTTATTCCCTGATATACCGACAAAGCAACTTGAACAAGAACTAACAAATCGACTTTTCGCAGCATATTTGATTGGTAGAATTTCTGTGCAACAAGAGTTGGGGAACACCAATGGCTAAGAAACAAAGAGTTACGATTTCATTGCAAACCTTGTTCACACTTTCACCGGATAAGGCAGTGAAATACCTCGAATCAATGGGCTACAAAATTACTTGGAATTGGCGAGAACAATTGAAAGCAATACAACAGCACGCATTCACTGTTGCAAAGGTTACAAAAGCTGATGTTCTGATTGCAATAAAAGATGCCCTCGTAAAAGCACTTGACGCAGGAATGACTTATAATGATTGGAAAAAACAAATCGATGTAGTTTTACAACAAAAAGGATACCAACAAAGAGACGATGGCTCAGCTTGGCGAAAAGATACTATCTTCCGAACAAATCTGCAATCTGCATATCAAGCGGGAAGATATGAGGAAATGAAGAACGCAAAAAGCGCTCCATATTGGCAATATGTAGCAGTGATGGATGTTAGAACAAGGCCATCTCATGCAGAATTGAATGGAAAGGTTTTCCGTGCTGATGACCCATTTTGGAAAACTCACTACCCCCCAAATGGATACAACTGCCGTTGCCGAGTCCGAGCATTAACGGAGGAACAAGTACAATCAATGGGTTTACGAGTTAGTTCAGGGAGCGATTTCAAAAACATCAATCCAGACCCGGGTTTTGAAACCAACCCTGCTGATTGGTGGCAACCCGACCTGCGAAATTATCCAAAAGAATTAAGAGGAGAACTGAAATGAATGATCCAGAAATAGAAAACTCTCTTCAGCAGTTCCAAGCGGAACTTATACGCAGAATTGAAAATCCTGATTATTCATCTATATTAGCAGAGATTCAAAACGATGTTCGAACTAGTATTGATCTCAACTTCAGTGCTGGTGGGCGATATGGCAATGGGCTTTTTGGTGGCGGAGGCAACAAATGGCTTCCATCGAAAAGGGCACAAAAACAACAAGGACAAACATTGCTTGACACTGGAAGACTCGTCTCGTCAATCCAAGTTAAAGTAAATCAAAATGGCAACGATATTGAAATCATTGCTGGTTCAAACCTGCCATATGCAGCGATACATAATTTTGGCGGAGTGATAAACAGGTCGCCTCGTTCTAGTCTGACCGTTCAAAAAAGATATACTCGAGGGCCCAACAAAGGCAAATTCAAAAAAATGTCTGAAAGAGAAAAATCGAAAATCGGCAAAGGTCATACATTCGGGGCTTATCAAATCAAAATGCCAGCACGGCCATATTTGGTTTTACAAGATGAGGATATTAAGGTGATTTTAGAAAGAATTGCAAAGGCGCTTTTGAAATAGATTATTCTATTCTAATAATGAACCCATTCTTCTCTAAATCCTCAATGAATTTCTCAGGATAATCAGTATTGATAATTGTACGATTATAAAGATAGCAATTCTGCGCAACCATATCCATAAATTCCTGCCGGACGCGTCCCGGGTTGAAACTTATCAGACGCAATGCCTCAATCAACTCCTCAGGAGTTTCCCCCTGGATTTGGAGATTTCTGCCAATATCTCCTAGTAGTACA